CCCCATAAGTTCCTTTCGCTGTTCGTCGCTAGAGGCAGAGGAGATGGAGGCTTGGGCGGCAAGCGGAAGCTGGTCGTACCCTGCCTCGATGAGGTCCATGAGCGGAGACTCTGTAAGCTGCAGAGCTGCGTCGCGGGCATTGTCTGCAAGGTCGACACGCTGCTTGTGCTCCCTAGCAAGCTGTTCGGTCTTAGCTGCATGGGCTTTACGCGCGGCAGTGCGCTGCTGCTTGATGTCCACGGCCCACTCCCAAATGTCTCCTGGGAGACCAACCTCAGCCCAGTCGTTGGGAACGGCTTTAGCCAACTTCTGCTCGGACTTCCACTGCCTGTACCACGGCTGCACTGACTTAGTGCCGAGCAGTTGGGCAATGACTTTCGGCTCTGCGGCTCTGAGCTCTGCGAAGTTCGCGCGGACGGCGTCGATGAGTTCCTGGTCGAGGCCATCAACCTTTGGCATGATATATCCTTGTGGGTGCGTAAGTGAAACGGACCAACCTAGCGTAGACGGGTGCTGCTAAGTCGATGGGTCTGCCTAACAGACAAGACACGGTACTGCTCACAATGCAGTCGCAGGCCAAGTGGACAAGAAGTCCGCAACGTCTCCCTTTTCAATCCCACAGACGCTGATCGGTACACCACGATTCTCCGCTCGGAGCCAGGATCGTCTCCGTAGCGAACGTTCGTAGTTGGGACGGCCGGTAAGCTCCCGCTGATGTAGTAAGCGTTGGTAGCCGCGGCACTTCTTCATGAGCTCGCAGAGTGTTAACTTAGCCCCATACTCCCAGTCGCGCCAGTCGACACCGCCCGATGAGAAGTTTGAGTGACTCCTCACAAAGGTGGTTTTGAGGGATTGCCTCAGCTCGTCTTCTGGTTTGCGGACCCGTAGGGGTAGCTTCTCGTTGAGCCACATAAAGTAGCTGGTAAAATAGTCCTCGTTGTCCTTCGTGGCGACAGCGGCATGCGTGAGGTAACGCATGCGCTTCAATTGATGCCCAATACCCTCTCTAGGCTTCTCCGGAAGCACGGAGATGTCGACCCACTTGGACAGGGGGCGGCCATGGAACCCGTCACGGTTCCAGCAGCCTAGGAAGGTCGCGCCAGCTGCGCTCCCGTACGATGAGAGACGCCCAATGTTCCACTCACCAGCATAGATGCCGAATCTCCGTCGTAGGATCTCCTGTACATCGGGTGGTGTGAGGCCCAAGGGGCAGCTTCCGTTCCTAAATCCAAGTAATGTGTCGTCTCCGTATATCCATAAGTCAACGTTTTCGGGCTTCAGCTTTAGCTCGTGCATGGCGCCGCTCATGGCGATCCAATTACAGAAGCTGTCAAGTATGCTGGTCCATGGCCCGCTCCAGTTGCCGAATGTGCACCGGTAAACCCATCCACCCGGGAGGATGATGGTCTTGATAATGCAATGTCCCATTTCATGTAATACCCTGTAGTCCCACTCACGCCCCGGGGGGAGCAGGGCACGGATCATGCCGAAGGCAGCTACGAGCAGTGGCTCCGCCAAGCGGAAACCGAACCTTTTATGGTCGATCTCAAACTCAACATCATTTCGCTCACTCTGCCGTGCATCACTTGATGCGCCCTGCA